CGCGGGGGCGAAAAATGTGCATTAGAGAGCTACCGGAAACACTACTGCAAGAGATCGCTGGTGATGGTTTCACGGCCCACGGTGAAAATCAGGCTATGGCGGGTGAGATTTTGCATTTGCGCCGACTTAAAGAGCGCATGGAGGCCGTTTTAAGCCCGTCTTGTCCTGGTTTCGAGGCCGCTTGCCGTGCGCTGTGGGAGCGTGAGCCACATCATCTGTTAGCGGCTAGGGGCTTTCCTGTTGATTACGACTCACAGCCACCGGCGATAAAAGCGGGGATTAAGCGCCAAGTTTTAACGGTCTTACAGACCATTTCAAAGGAGGTGAAAGGTGAATATCGTATTGTGGCGCTACATACCGGCGCGCCATCACCGCTAATCCCTGATGAAGTGATCCCCTTAATTGAGAGCTTAAAGCCAGAATATGGCGCGCCTGGTTCGCGTGACGTTGAGGTTACAGCCAAACGAGACGCGGTTGACTCGATTATCAAGCTGTTACGTCCAGGGCGTTAGGAGGTGGCTGGTGGCTGATGAATCAGACAATGTAATTGCGCTTGTGCAGCCTAAATCCGATGAAGAAAGGCTACTTAATGTAGTTGTTACGGACAGAAAGAGCGCTGGACAGCACTATTGTAAACATGTTCAGACTCAAATATCAGAAACAAACAGGACAATCGTTTGTAAGCAATGCGGAGTCATTATCGATCCGTTTGAGCTTGTACTTGATCGCGCTAAAAACGGCGAAAACATCGTGGCGGAGATAAAGAGGCTCTACACGAAACGTGACGAGCTAAGGGAGTCTGTAGCGAACCTGGAGCGGGAAGAAAAAAACGCTAAGGCGCGCTTACGCTCTGCGCGGACAGGGATATTGTTTGCCGAAAATGATTTAAAGAACGTGGAGGCGGCCAGCGCTGCTAAGTCGAAGGAGTAAGCGTGGAAAAGCTATCTAATGAGAAGTTGATTAGCCGGTTAATGGAGGTGATGTTTTTTAAGACTTTCCCGCGTGTTGGTGGACTCCTCGCAAACATCTCTGCGATTGGTAGCGCCCGTGTTTACTGGCTAACGTCCGGTAGGTAGCCAGAAATACAGAAAGCCAGAAATACAGAAATAAAACTTGCAATTAGGGCCAATGGTCCGTATATTGTCCCCATAGGCCCGGCAATGATGCAAGGGCCTCTGACCGGGAGAACCGACGATGTACCAGAAAATCCGCTGCAACGCTTTTAAAAAAATCGCTTCCATCCTCGCTGAATCTAAAGGCGTTCTGTTTTGCTCCTCTCACATGGAAATTGATGATTCTTACGATACTCGTTACAGCGTTTCTTCTGCTGACGAGGCGTTAGAGTGGCTAAAAGAGAATCAGCGCGGCGCGCGCGTTTATATGGACGGTAACAAGCTCGTTATCTCTGGTCCTTACTACTTCAGTGATCACATCACCGCTTATCTCGATGAAGCTGATTTTATCGCTGAGGCGGCGCGTCTTGTTGAAGGTTTCGAAGTAGCCGCGCCGGTGGCTGTTGAAGTGGTTAACGAAACCTCCGCGCCGATTGTTACCGAATCCCCAGCGCTGGTGGCTGCAAATGATGCTAGCTACGAGCTGGTAGTGGCTAACGATGACGTATACACAATTGAACGCGATCCGGAGCCAAAAAAAAACGCTCCAGTGAAAAAAGTGGCTACCGGCGCAACTGCAATAGCCGTCCTGGAGGACGGTAGTTTTTACCTCGAATCACGCGGCCATAAGATGAAACTCTCTTTCGATGCCAGTTTAAACCTGTGGGAAATGCATACGGATAATGCATCCCGGAGGGCTTATCGTGGCCTGGGCCTTAAGTTCTTTTGCTCTCTCGATGAAATAGAGCGCACCTATAAGAGCTGGCGTGGCGTTTCTCTGCTTATTGAAGGAATTACAAGCAATGCTCACTAAATCACAAGAGGCGGCCCGTATGGCCGCAATTAAGGCGGGTTTAAACGCTGCCACACTTAAGGCTTACCCGGATGGATGGGAACAGCCTACCGGCGCAGAAATACGCCTGGTAATGAATCTGGCTGGCCTGACAGGTTCAAAGGCGGCCGCACTCACTGGAAATGATGATCGCACCGTTCGTCGGTGGGTGTCTGATGATCGCAAAATTTCTTACTCTGCGTGGGCGATTTTGCTGGCCGGTGCTGGTATGGGGTTGATTTTTGAATCTTCACCGGCGCACATGGAATCTAAAGCGCCTGGGCGCGCCGGTGATGCTGGCAATACGATATCAAGCTTAGTAACAGCGGGTGATTTTACCATAGCGAGACAGATAGCCGCTCAATGGTTCGCTGATAAACCTAATCAGGAAAGAGACGGTTATGTTGTAGTGCTAAATGGGGTTTTTGATGGGTGGACAGCCACTATAAGCAAACTTTCAAATCGTAAGGCTGGCTCTATTGCTGTCAATTCTAAAGGGAAAAGCTGGCTTGCGCATGGCGTTAGCGAGTCTGGAGACGCCTGTAGCTGGACTCCGATAGCGTAGCCAATAAAACATATTTCCAATGCCGGTGGCCGTTATGCTTAACAGTTCGGCCACGATAACGGATTATAATAGGCTGGTAAATCATAGGGACAATGTAATGAGAAAAGCAGTCGTGATGTTATGCCTTTTGGCGCTGGTGGGCTGTAAGCCAAAAGATAAACCCATACCCGCCCCGCAAGAGAGCGCAAGTAAACCCGAATATCTGAGCTTTTCACAGCGAGCAAAGATGGGGGAGCGCATTGTAAATCGCCAACTTGGGCCGAAAGCAAGCAGTGCTATTTTTGACTCATTTTATAAAGCCACTGGCGACAATGACGGTTACGTATGTGGGAAGGTACGCTGGAATGACTCTGGATCACAGCGTACCAATGAAAGTAATTTTTACGTTTATGTGTCGTTCTCTGGCTCTAAGGTTGTAAGCAATTCACAGCCTGTGGTGATAGAGCGCGGCCAAGATTGGGCGCAGGAAAAATATAGGTTATTCTGCCAATAACCTTTTTCTGGCTTTCTGTATTTCTGGCCTCATTAAATAAGTAACCGTGTCCGGGCACGCCGGATAAAAATAAGAGCCTGGGCGACTGCCTGGGCTTTTTTGGGCCTGTCAGTACCCTTAGCAACGCGAGCTATTCAAATTGAAGAATAGAGCTGGTGGGCGTTACACGAAATGAAGAAATTGCTACGATTTGAAGCGGTTAAAATTGAATTAATTATGACTTAAATCAAATTATCACATATTGACGGCGCAAATGTTGCGTTTTGTGGTTGTCCGCCTCGATTTTTGATCCTATGATTTTTGTAACGTGGAGTTTTTGCGTTAAGTCGAAACGCAACTAACTGTCACGCAAGGCTAATTAAAGATTTACCTTTGCAAGAAATTAGTTTGGCTCCGTTCCTGTACGGGGCCATTTTTTTGCGTGTCGTTCGCGTTAGTAGTTACAACATTCACCTGTGCTATTCAGCTGGTGCATGGTTCGGCCATTTTGTCCCCTTAGACATACCGTCGCGGCGCGTTCCCCGATCAATCCCTTTGTGGTCCGCGCCGCGACGGTATGTCTAATTGCCCAAAATGAGTATCAAATATTTTGATGCTTACCAGTACGGCGCCGCAGCTGGCCAATCAGTTGGAGTTGAACAGACGTTAAGCGTTATTTCAAATAAATCATTAACTTAATATTTTTCGTTATGCGCTTTCGGTATTCATTATTTTTGATGGATATCGTCGCGTAGGCGTTGCTATGGGGCTGTCATGGACCTTAAAACCTTTTCCAATGCTACTAACTGCTTTATGTCAGACGCTAAGGCGTGGAGTCCTGCTGTACTGGACGCAATCACCGCAGCTGGCATCCGTAACCGTCTTGACGTTGCTAAACTGCTGGCGCTGATGGCTACACACACAGATCGTTTCCGCGTTCTGGAGGAGTCGTTTAATTATCACGGCCTCCAGTTGCGCCGGGTATTTATCGGGCGCTTTTCCCCTTATCAAGCCTCTATGCTGGGCTTTCAGAAGTTGGAAAAGGAAATCCCGATAGAGCGCCAGCGTGCTATTGCAAATATCGCCTACGGTGGCCGCCTGGGTAACACGTTGAAGGATGACGGGTGGACGTATCGCGGCCGTGGTCTGTTACCGGTGCGCGGCAAGCGAGCTTATAAAGAACTGTCTGATCTGATGGGCGTTGACCTGGTAGCGGAGCCTGACTTGTTGTTAGAGCCTGAGACGGCGGCGCGCGCGGCGTGTGCGTTATTCCAGGCGCGTAAGTGTATGGGCGTTCGTAAGGTAGAGACGGCGGCCGAGCTGGTGGGTATGGATGGAGAGGAGGCGTTAGAGAGCTGTAAAGCGAACTATCGCAAGGCGCGCGCGGTGCTCTGATGGATATCTCTTACGGTTCCGTGTGCAGTGGTATTGAAGCTGCTAGCGTAGCCTGGGAGGCGTTAGGCTGGCGCGCCGCGTGGTTCTCACAATTCGATCCTGAACACAATTACGCGAGGGGGCCGGACTTTCCCTCCTCTGTACTGGCGCACCATTGGCCTGATGTTCCCAACCTTGGTGATATGACGAAAATTGCCTCCCGTATCGAGACGGGAGAGATTGAAGCTCCGCGCTTGCTGGTGGGGGGTACTCCTTGCCAGGCATTTTCTGTCGCTGGTTACAGAGAGGGCCTTAACGATGGCAGGGGGTTGTTAGCTCTGGAATATGTGAGGTTGGCTGATGCAATTGATAGAAAACGAGCTGAGCGCGGAGAGCGGCCCTGTGTCGCGGCCTGGGAGAACGTACCCGGCGTGTTATCGTCCAAAGATAACGCCTTTGGCTCATTTCTTGGACTCCTTGCCGGTGAAGTCGAAGAATTGGAGCCACCAGGGGGCAAATGGTCGAACGTTGGTTATGTGTCTGGCCCCGCGCGCTCAATTGCCTGGCGGATTGTCGATGCTAAATATTTCGGAGTACCCCAAAACCGCCGCCGCGTGTTGCTTGTCGCAAGTGCTGATCCGCGAGTTGATCCCGGAAAAATACTATTTGAGCCAGAAGGGGGCCGCGTATCGCCTCCGCTGGTTATTGAAGGGCAAGAACGACGCGCCCGAAGCGTTGAGGGTAGCACTCTCTACCGTTTCAGGCGCACAGATAGTTACGTAAGTGATGGGTTTAGCAGTACGCTGGCCGCGCGTGATTACAAAGATGCGCGGGATTTGGTTGTTACTGCTGATGGGAGGATTCGGAAGCTGTTGCCGGTGGAGTATGAGAGATTATTTGGTTTTCCGGATAACTATACGCTGGTGCCTGGTGCGACTGATACGAGCCGTTATAAGGCGTTGGGAAACAGCATGGCGGTTCCCGTTATGCGCTGGTTAGCTGAAAGAATAAGGCAGCACATCTAGTTATGTATTTCTGTATTTCTGTATTTCTGGCTTTATATATTGCAATAGGGCCAATGGTCCGGTATATTAAACACATAGGCCCGGCACACCGCAAGGGCCTCATACCGGAGAAAACCGATGAATACCAAACTTTCCCAGGCACAGAAAAACTACGTTACCGCACAAGCTATCTACAATGCTGCATTTGCCAGCGACTCTCTGGACATGAATGATTTTGAAAACGCTCTGGAGCTGGTGGACCTGCGCGAGCGTGAATTATTGGTATGGGGCCGTGAAAATGCGGTTAAGTTTTGCAAGGTGTTTGGCAAGAGCAAAGCAGATGCGGCCGCCATCGATGGGATGTTTGAAAGTTTGATCGCCGGTGAATATGTTCACGCAGGGCAGAAAGACAAAATCATAAAGTTGTGTTTAAAGCTCGCAGCATAAGAAAACAGCGCCTCCCCGGTGGGAGGCATAACAGGAAAGCACACTGCTACTCCCGATAAATCAGGGGTGGTTTGTTGGGTAGTGTGCCTTCCTGTTATTCGAGCTGACCGCCTCCGTGGCGGTTTTTTTATGCCTGTTATCTGGAGGGGTCATGTATGAGCCATTAACCACATCTACCGTGGTTGTGGCGGGGTCTGCTGGTGTGACGTTCGCAACGTTATTCCCGGAGGCCACGCCGCCTGTGATGATATGCGCGCTGGCTGGTGCGCTGCTGTATGTGCTGACATCCGAGAATCACCAAATCTGGAAACAAATTGTTTTTGCGGTGATCTCGTTTATCGGTGGTGTTTATTCTGCTGAGTTTGTCTCTCACATCCTTACGGCTCTGGCTAACACGGTGTTACAGAACCCCAATCCTCCGGTATCTATTCCACCTGCTGTGGGTGCGCTGGTGGGGGCTGTGATAGCCGTTACTGTGTTACTGCGCATTCTTTCACGTTCTAAGACGTTCTCTCTTGGGGACCTGCTGGGGCTGATTAAGGCCCGTTTAAAGGGGGGCAGAAATGATTAGTTCTATTCTGCTTATCGTTTACGGGGTGATTGATTGGATCACGGTCACTATCAATTCGGTGATTGATCCTCTTTTGCTTATCGCTAACGCGGTGATTTGCGTCCTTACAGCTGTCCGTCTGATGTTCTACCAAAAGACCGGCCGCTTTCACTTCTGGTTATCGCTTCTGGCCTACGGAATGATTCTCGCGTGTGCGTGGACGGCGTTTCGCATTGGCTGGGGGCAATACACACAGGTTGATGCTGGTGAAATCCTGATGAATTTCTTTCTGTGCGTTGCTGTATGGCGCGCCGGTGGAAACATTGCACAGATTGCCGGTGCTATTAACGGAACCAACACTAATGGAGACTCCCAATGACGGTAGAAAAAGAATTACCCTGGATTGCTGAGGGCCGTAAATTTATCGGCTTGCGTGAAATCCCCGGCCCTAAGCATGAGCCTGAAATACTTCAAATGTGGCGTGATATCAAGCGTAGCGGTATCAAAGACGACGAAACGCCATGGTGTGCGGCTTATGCTGGGGCAATGCTTGAACGTGTAGGCATTCGATCTACTCGTTTTGAGGGGGCGCGTTCGTATCTTGAATGGGGCGAAAAGCTGGAACAGCCTATTTATGGTTGCGTAGTCGTATTTACTCGTACAGGCGGCGGCCATGTTGGTTTTGTCGTTGGTAAAACTGAATCCGGTAGTTTGTTGGTGCTTGGCGGCAATCAAAGCGATGCGGTTAACATTAAGGCTTTCAGCACGGATCGTGTTACTGGCTACCGCTGGCCGGAAGGTTATCAAAAACCTTCTTTCACACTTCCTGTAGGCAACGCCGCGTTATCCACTAAAGAATCTTAACGGTACTTAAAAATGAGTAAATGGCTAAAGCCACTGGCGCTAATCGTGCTGGTGGCTTTTTTAATGCGCTGGTGTTTTACCGAGGGCGTTAAACGGACGGACACGGCTTGGTCGTTAAAGTGGGTTATGCGTGACGTGGCCGATTTAACTGTGACGCTACAGCGTGAAGTGTCTGAACGGGCCGAAGAACAACGCAGACAGGCCGCAGTAGAGCAGGAGAGGACGCGTGGGGAACTTAAGGAAAAAGAGCTTGCCGCTAACGTTGTTGCTGCTGAGCGCGCTGCTGGTGGGATGCGGGACGAAATATCCGAGCTATCCCGGCAGCTCGCAGCCAGTGAAACAGGCCGCCTATCCGCCGTTGCCGCCGCAAGCGCAGCAAAAGCCGAGGCCGCCCGTTTGCTTGCCGAGTTGCTTGGAGAAGCTGACGAGCTGGCGGGGGCGTTCGCAAAAGAGGCTGATGGAGCTTACGAGGCCGGGGCCAGCTGTGAGCGAATCTATAACAAAGTGACACAAGGAAATAATCATGAGTGAAAATAAAGAATTAACATTATTAGCCTGTGGATTAAAAGATGTTGTTCGTAATATCGAATTGTCCGCGCGTGCATCTAACCACTACTTAGCTATGCACGGAGTGGGGGCGTATTCACCCGTAAAACTTGCTGATGATCTTAAGGATATTCTTGCCAGTATGCTGGTGCGTTTAAATGAGCTGACAGGCTCTACCAATAATCAGCTATCAAAAGATGGTCCCGCATCTGTTATCCAGCGCCTCAATGATATCGGTCAGGCTGTAGAGTGCGCCCGTTGGGCTATGACGGGCGAGCTGGATGCACTCGCTAAAGATGTTGTCAATTTGCGTGATACGGTTGAGCTTTATGACTTCCGCCCCTATTCACCATGCCTATTCAACGTTCGAATCGGCGTTAATAGTGGTGATGTTGATGCTGATGCAATTAAAAACGCCGTGGATGAAAAGTCATACGTTGGTCATTCACCGTTTAAATTTGCGCTGGGTGAGGCTGTAGAGCTTGAGCTTACGGGCGAACGTGGAAAGGTAACGTCACGCTCCGAGCATCTTAACGCCAGTAATCAATATCTGGTTGTTTATGCAGCTAGCGGTGGTCGCGGCCGTCAGGAAGCGTGGCTTGAAGAGTCGGAGATTATCGCCGTGCCGGTCGATCCTGAAAAGTGATCGAGCGTGAATAAATCAGCGGGTCCTTCTGAGGGGGGACCCCTGCCACGGGGCGATGTCCTCGCGGAAAACGGCTAGTTTTCAATTTTCATGGCATCATCATCATGTGTCTAAGTTTCTGAATTTTATAAACGTGATTTTGTAAAGATGTCGATTTGATTAAAAAATGCTCACCATCATTGGCTTTTTATGGAT